ATATTGTGTTTCTAGGTCTTGACCGCTACGTGTGATCGTAATGTCATAGTCCTGCACTTCGCCCCATTCTTTATTGTCAGAAAGAGCCTTGATCTGACCAAGAATTGTTTTTTGCTTTATCTCTAAGAATTTGACTTCACCATTAATAGCAATAGTCAAAAACCAAAAGTATTTTGCATCTTCACCAGTTTTTATATCACCTGCTTCTTTGACTCGCACTGGTTTATTTTCATTCTCAGGCCACCACACATATCCTGCAATTGGTGTTGTAAGAATGCGCAATCTATTTTCACCCTGCTCTAGCTTTTTCATAAATAAATCGCCTGAACCACTAGCAGGAATATCAATACCACTTAAACTGTTGCTCATGTTTTACTCCTTATTTTATTGTTCGTTGTTATTTCATAACCACTTCTTTGTATTAGACCAACAACTTTGCCTAATATTTTTTGATTAATAATTTCATGTGCTTTAATACCAATAGTTGCATTTTCAGGCACATATGTATCTGTAGTAATTTTGTTGTTTGTAAGTAGTTTGCGCAGCTTTTGTGCAAACCTTGCTGCGTCTTTTGGTATGTGGATAGTAAAGATCATGGGGCGATTTTTTGATTCGATTGAGAGGATAGAACCATACAGCAAAACTGTATACAAGAAGGAAATCGCCCCAAATTATTCATGCCAAATGATGCTTGTTTCATTAACGTCCAAAACTCTTGCAATATTATCTTTGTGTCTAAATTGGAAGGTTCTTTCGCCTTTAAGCATCATCGTAAGGAGTGCAGGACTTATGCCTATTAATGCACTGAGTCTTCTCTGTGAAATTTTATTTACAGATAATAACTCGCTGAATTTGACTTTAGTATGTGTAGTTTCCATAAACGTATAATGAACTTAATGTGAACACTTTTATAATTACAAGTTTTATTTTGAATTTTGTTCACAAATGTGTAATATTAGTCAACATTAGAGAGGATATTATGGCAAGTATGCAACCAAACAAACACCGCAATTTATTTTATGTATCTTATAAACATCCTATCAAGGGAAGAAAAAAAGATTATTATAATAATAAACAAGATGCTGTGATGGCATTAGCTCATTGGCATAAAATTGAATTGCTTGTGAAAAATGATATGGACTGGCAAAGTGAGTTACATAAATCTGAAAAGCCAGTGACTATACAAGAAATTATCAATTTGCATAAAAATAATGTATTGGCTAATAAAAATAATATAAAAACAATTCGTACTTATAATGCTATGTATAATAGTTTGCTACGCGTCTTTCCTAGTGACACTATTGCACAAAACATCAGAACAATGACACGTGAGATAGATGGCTTAGAAGTAACAGGATGGGAGATATATAAAAGGCACGAAGAAGTAATACGTGGACGCAGTCGCAATGGTATTGATAGCTATATGAATGATATAATGATCATGTTTAATTGGGCCTATGACCAGGAATACATATCTAAACCAATAATGAAAAAAAGTGATAGATATAAGCTAGATGAAAAACCAGCAGTACAATTTAAAACATGGACAACTAGTGAGATACGAGATTTATTCCAGCATGATGGCTTAGACCAGTATCAGCGTGATTTGATTGCTCTTTATGTTATTACCGGTTTACGTGCTAATGAATTAATTGGTAGAAATGCAAATCAACCATATAAAGAACTGCATTGGGAACATATTAACTTTGAAGAAAAAACAATGCAAATTCAGCAAAAATCAAAACAGCGCATTAGAGAAACTGTTGAGATACATGATGATGTGGTTGCTATACTTTATAAATGGCATAAGCGCGGCTATGCCAGGCCACTAGACTATTCATATGAGACTCTAAATCGCAAAATACGTGAGATTAGTACCATAACAGGCATAGAGTTTACCTGCCATGACTTACGTAGAATGAAGTCACAAATAGCGCGTAAAGAATATCATAATGTAAATGATGCTGCAAAAGCAATTGGTGATAGGTCAACGCAAGTAATTGTCAATCATTATGCTGGTGAAACAATAGAAGAGCAGCGCTATCGCAATAAAGGTATTGTAAATAAACTATATCAAATTGTTGGTCAAAGTTAAGGGATTAATTCTCTCATCACCATCTGACATGACCATATATCCGGTGCTACCATCCGGAATGTGAGTGGGCGAACTAATTTTACCCAATGAAATGGACCAGTTGCGCCATCTTCACTATAAATAAAAGGTTTGCGGTCTGTGGCGTTACTACTAAATGTTTCTAATGATGTTTTAGTCGATGCAGATATATGATCTAGGCTAACAGTCAAGACCTTATAATTATCATGCTTACTTATATAATATCTATTTGCACCGTGAGCCTTTACTTCTTCTGTGCCAAATTTATGTTGTGTAATAACATTTGCAGTAGGCGTAATATCAATTGCCACGCCAAAAAAGATTTCAGCAATACCAGTTAAATCTCCAGTAGTGGCCCATACTGAGCGGTATCGATATGAACCGCCTGCACCACTGGATGATAAAGTTCTAATATTCCAACCTACCGCCACATCGCTTAATATATTTGAACTACCAAAAGTACCTGATGCTGCATCATCACGATATACTCGAATATCATTACTAGTAGCCACAGTACTATATATTGCACAGAAATCTAATGTAACAGCACTACTAAAGTCGAATTGCAATCCCTCGCTATTTGCCCAACCACCTATAACTTGTGTTATATCTTCGTCAATTGCTCTTTCTTCATTAGTTAATGAATCAGAATCAATAAACGTACCACTACCACCGCCATCGTTTAATGTGGTAATAGATGCATCATAAGTGCCTACACTATCGTAATAGATTGTTGCTGCCATTATGGACTCTCTTGCAATGTTATGGTTGTTGAAAATGCATTTGTTGCAACCTGGTTAAATTGAAGTGGCTTTGCTAATCTCACATTGTGATAACTACTACCATCATAATATGCAAATGATCTTGTGTTTTTATGTACACTCATTAATGTTTCTAAAGATGTTTTATTTGCATCAGTTAAAATTGGTACTTGCAAGGACCATTGGCGTAATTCTGTATCTATTTTATTAGAAAATTCTGTATTATTATATGTACTACTCACAAAAGAATTATATGGTTTTTCTATCGTAATGCCATCACCTGAAATAGGAAGCTCTAAAACAGTTCCCAAATATATCTGTGTTAAATTATCTATGGTTGCACCATTGGCAGAAACAAACCAAACTTTATAAGTCCATTCAGCAGTTGTATTAATAATATTCCAACCAGCACTAAAATCGCTTGTGTGTGTTTTAGTTTCTGACATTACACCTGTTATATGGGTATGTGCATGCACTTCTATTGTTACATCTTCAGCAGCAGTAAAATATAGTGCAGCAAAGTTAACAGCTTTCGCACTTCCAAGATTTAATCGTAATGCATCTGTATCGCCCCAGCCTGTAATTGCGGTCGTTAAATTATTATCTGTAGCATAACTTTCATTTGTCAGTGTACTAGCATTAGAATAAGTACGCACTTCATCGTGACCACCTGAAATAGCCATTGTACCATCTGCAATAGCAGCGCCAATAGTATCGACAGTATCAAAATATAATTTATGTGCCATTACGCTTTATACACTTCCATTGCTTTGATTCTTAATGAGTTAACTGTCCTAGTTGTTTCAGTAATACGAAACTGATAGTCAGTATATGCTGCACTACTATCACGCAATCTAAAGTCTGCTGGTGGATCGCTAAAAGTAACTATGTCACCAATTTCAAGACTCCAAGCAGATGCATCAAGTATTTCGAATGTCCATTTAGCTGGGTCTAATATCTCGCATTGCGCAGTCATGCGCTGGTATTTAAATAGATTAATTAAATTGACAGGCCCTCTTGTTTCATTAACCCAATCTAAATTAAATGTTGCCACACCATCATTATCGCCAAAAGCATAGGTGCTTTTTGTTGTTGTATCTTGAGTAGTCGATCCACTCAAATACGTTCCTTTTGCAGGGTGCTTATCATAATTATATGTTACTTTCCAAAGCATCTGCGATAAGGGTATTGTGCCAAATACAGGATTGCGGTACATAGCAGTAGTTAAATCAGCATTAACGGTCTTGCTAGAAGCATCTTCGAGTAAATAATACACTTTACCATCACTAGGTCGCACATAGGATATAAAACCAGCTTCTTTTTGCAATTTATTTAATGCATCCTGTACAGTCATTTCAGGATTGTCAATAGTGCATCGCACTAAACCAGCAGCATTAAATTCACCCTCAACTGCTGCTTGAGTGGTACTGTCAATATTACTTGCCCCAGGGCCAAAGTTCACTAATATATTTTCATGTATTTCAGTTGGTCCATGATCAGATGGATTGGTATATCCATCTAAAGTTGTACCGTCAGCGCCAATGTATAGTATCTCAGGCATTTCTTGGTCTTTTGCTTTACCATTATTGATGTCAATGGGTATGTATGTTGTAAATTCTAAATACATCTCTGTTATTTTTAATGTTTCTGTACCACTTGTGGACCGCTGATAAAAGCCAAAAATCACACCATTAAGATTCACACCCATATCCCAAACTGATGTGACATCCTTGCTTGAAGTTAAAACAGTACCATCCGTTAATTGATTTGAAAATCCATTGCCAGTTGTAACAGCAGTATCTAAAATAGTATCGCCATCGCCTGCTTTGATCCAACAGGATACTAATGCGCCTTCTGTACTTTCGCCCTTGATACATGCTCTCACTGATTTAATAGTACCTAACAATGTGCCTGACATTTCACCAAATGCACCAACATAAGGCGTGCTACCAAATACAGCACTAACAGTAACAATACTGCTAGTTTCATCTAATGCATTAGTAATATCTGCTATAGTTGCACTAATACTACTTGGATCATCTGCTGCTCCAGCTACTGTGTTAGGATACAGCTTTACTGAGTGTCTAAAATAATCATTATCCGAACCTGGATTGTCAGAATTATTTACTCGTATATTATTTGTACCAAATTTATCAAGTGTGCCTGATTGTGCTTCTTCTATTGGCACAAATTTATCAATACCATCGACATAAAGATGTGGTCTGCCACCTTGTGCATTAATACCCTCATTGTAGTATAAATAATCTCTATCATGCGCAATAAACTTTACTGGTCGTAGTTTTTTACTTTCGCAAAGTCCAGTGCTAGATTCTGTAGAAGCATTTTCTGTAAAATCACCATAGCTTAATGGTAAAAACTCTTTTGTTCCTGGCATATTATATCCAGTGGCACTTCCCACTTGTTCTGTTAATATCTTATTATATCTCCAGGATGCATAATCTTCACAGTTTACCGCAATCTCTTTATCTGTTAATTTACTAATGCCAACAACGCGACCTGTAAATACCTTTAAGCATTCACCAATAGCAGATGTTGTGCCATTGGTTGCAAAATAAATAGTAACTGCTTTGTTGGTTCTTTGCGCAAAAGTAGCATCATAGCCGTTATTTGCTATGCGTATAGTGATATTATTTGTGCGACTTGTTCTATTTCTTAAATCAATACTAGAAGTAATTCCAGGGGCATTTAACAGCCTACCATCATATGCCTGCGAGTCTACCGTTACATCTCTAGTAGATAAATATATAGTTGAACTGCCACCAATCTGCACCAATGGGAATATGTCATTGTTACGCTTGAGAGAGCTTGTAAAGTTTGCATGGAAAGATAATGCCATAGTTTATGCGTTAGCTTCACGCCTTAATTCTTCTTTTATAGCAGGTAATACTTTTGTTCTTACATGTTCTTCATCACCAACCATATCACCTGCAATGTTAATCGTCACGCCACCACTAGGCTGACCAGTTTGATTCATTTGCGCTAGGTTTTGCAATCGTTGCATAATAAATTCTCCAGCTTGCGCCATTATAGGTACATTGTCTTGCCCTTGGACCATACCGCCAGTAGCAAAGCGTTGTATGCCGTTATTTTGTATCAATCCACCAGTGTGGCCAATAAAAGATGCAAATGCTTGCAACCCTGCTCCACCAACCATACCGCCAGGCCCACCTAATTGCATTAGTAATGCGCCAACAGTAGTAAGAAGACCTTTCATTTTGTCTTCAGCAGAGGCAGAAGAATCACGCATTAAATTCATTGCACCAGCTACACCAGTTATTACAGCAGCAGCCGTTCTTGCCTGATTATTTAATTCTTTTTGCTCTTTAGCAAGGTCTTTTTGTTTTTGAATAGCAGCCTGTACCGCAGGATCAAGCTTATCATATTGCTCCTGTAACATTGTTAAAACAGCATTGACTTCTGCCGTTGTACCTAATTGGTCACGATTGGCTTCTATTAATTGCATCGTAGATTGAATTTGATTTCTTTGCGCCATATCTGTGTCTTCTAATAACTCTTTAAAGACTGATTGCGCTTGTTCTAAGTCAGGATTTATTGCTGCTCTACGTTCTAACTCGTCATTTAATACTTTAATTTTTGCTTCTAATTGCTCAGTGCTTAAAGTGGTAGCTACTTGTGTCTGTGTAAAATTTTGCTCTACGTTGGCTAGACCATCAAATATATTAGCAGTTTCCATGAGGGTCACGCCTTGATGTTCTAATTTTCCACTAAATTCATCTGTAAGCTCTGTAATAGTTATTACGCCATCATTTAATTTATTTACAGGCTGAACAATGCCAGTAATTTGCATTTTCATATCACCAACAGCTTTAGCATCTTCTTGTAGTGGTTCTTTTGCATTATCTAATGCTGTTTTTAATGTAGTTAATTCCTCATTTAACTGATCAACAGTCAAAGTTTCTACTTTTACTTTAAAACTGTCAACAGACTCACCAAAAACATCCCAGTCAGGTCTACCATTTTTTGCAAATTGAATAAATTCTCTTAATGCATCAGAAGATGCTCCAATGGCCCTGGTCATATCTGTTAATGTGGGTAAGAAAAGATCACCAACTTCCGCAGCAAGTCTTGTAACAGAATCACCCATATTACTGAATGCACCAGTAAATGTTTGTGCCATTCTATCTGTGCTACCTGCAATTCCAGCAGCTGGGTTAATTAATGTTTCTTCTAATGCTTTACGAAATTCAGGTAATGTAACTTTAGATAGATCATCAATGCCTTTAAATGATTTAACTAA